AAAACTATCCCAGCTTGTTTTGCCTTCTTTGCCTATCTTATTTAGGTCACCAGGGCCGTATATACAAATATCTTTAACTTCTACTCCGTCCATTAATGGACTAGTAGTAAATGATTTGAAGTGTTTATCTTGTACAACTACGTCTTGAAACAACCTAGTGTCTTTGGCATACTTTTTATTATCCAAACTAGGCAACATACGATATAACCATTTTTCTCTATCTACAATTTCTGTTTGTACATAAATCTGTCCGTTGGCAGTGGCAAGGAACGGACTTGCACAATCAAAACTGATTGTAAAGTCTGGATTATGATGTTTACGAATAGCACGTTGAATATCTGTTAACAGTAATGCCCATTCTAATTTGCTTGTGCCTAAAAAGTGCATCCAGTCTTGATGACCTTGCTCTAGTAATCCATCAAATTTTAATGCAACCAGTCTACGTAGTACTAAGTCTACGTCACACATGTTTTGTCCGCCCATTGCCCAACCGTTAAATGGTCGATCATATTTGGTTGGGTCACAGAAATCTTTCATCTGTTGATACCAATCTTCTGCTTGACCATGATTTTCGCCTTGCAGTACATTTAAAAACTTGCAAGCGCCTGTGCGATGTTTAATAAAATATTCGTTATTGTACTTGGTTGCAGCAACTGCTTGCGGATAACTAGCAACACCGCTATTCTTAGCACCAACTGGACTACGTCCAACCCATGCCGGAATATCAAGCACCATGCCATAATCCATGAGTGTATCCATCCATGTTAAAACTTGCTCACGTTTTTTTTGTGCAGCATCTAACTTGGCTTGATAAAGTTTAACATGATCAATCTTATTCATTTTAGGATTGCCGTTTTTATCAAGTTTAGGATTACCAGTAGCATCTATTTGCGGTACTAGTTCAATACCTCGAGCAACTGCCTCGGCCATACGTTGTGCAACTACTGGGCCAGTTGGATCATTCCATTCACCTTCCCACACACCTTTACCAATTTGGAATCCGCCTGAATCACCCAGTACCCAACTTGTCGAACGGTCTCTATTACGAAACATATCTTCACTTGGGTCTGGTTTAGTCAGATCTAAATTAGCATGACCTGCTGAATACAAACAATGATCAAAGTAGAATGATGCATTAGGGTTTAAGTAATTCATTGCTTCGATACCCATAGGTCCAAAGCTCGCAGGTATACGAGCAGGATCTACATAGTTACTGTATCGTTGCTTACCTATATACGTACTATAAAAACCAGATGTTGCTGGTAAAAAGTACGCATAGTCGCTCTGTGCAGCAGTGAGATTTTTATTCATTACTTAGATTGTGCTGGAAGAATGTAGTCGTATGTAGCCAACCCACTGTCTACGGTAATGTTTAACGCACCTGCATCTGCAATACGCACTGTCTTGTTGCCGGCCAAGTTTAAAATACTTTGCACTTGACTAACAGGCCACGACCACGTTTGACGCAACTTACCAGTAACTCCGCTTTGGAATACAAAAGAACCTGCGTGTGTGCTTGCGTCACCGAAACTCACAACCAAGTTGCCATTGTCTGTGCTAACTTTAAAAGTGTTTTCTTCTGTATGAGCATTAGCTTGGAACTTCAAACGTTGAATACTAGCCATTGTTGGCTCAAACTCTATATCCCACTTTGCACCTTTGAACTTAACAGTTTTCAACATGTCGTTGATAACGTTTTCATTCATAAAACGATAATCGTTTTCAAAATCGCCAGCACCATTCTGGAAGTGCAGGCCTGTTGGAATGTCTTCACCATTACGTTGTTGTCTAACAACCTTAATAGTAAAGTTCTCTTTGTACTCTGGACACTTAAGGTGTGTGTCCAACTTGTTCAAGTTAGGCATACCAAATGTACCATCCAAGTTTTCAACTGGATCTTTTGTTTTAGCATTAAGGATAACGCTACGGTCTTCAGCCATTGACTCAATCACAGTCTCTTTATCACTAGAAGTGATTTTGACTAAAGGTAAAATACCCAGGCTGTGTGTATGAGCTACTAGGTCTTGTAAAAAATCTTTCATATTAATCTCCATGTTTGTTTATTATATAGGTTTTTGTGACTATGTCAATGTATTTTTTCTTCAAAACTCGAACAAGCTATTGAAGGTATTCTTTTCTTCTGTACTACCGATATCCCATTTTAGTACACCAATCAAGTTGTCTAACTTTTTATCGATAACAGTTGCTTCCATCTCTGCGTGTTCGAATGGCAGGTCTTTGAACCATTGTGGCAAACGCAATTCGTCTACAGGATACGCAACACTGGTAAAGCCCATTGGGTTTTGTTTGAGTTTACAAACAATAACCTTAGCACCGTCAGTGATGTTCATACTGTATTTGTCGTCAAACATGCGCTTCAGTGTATTCCAGTTGATACTAGCACGTACATGTCCAGGCATATTTGCTTTGCCTTTCTTTGCTTCACTTGCTTGATATTCTGTAATATTGTTAGCACGTTTTGGACTACCTTTCTCCCAGCCTGGCCTAGCTTTGAATCTAATTCTAAATTCAGTAATATGGTCCAGTACTTCTTGCTCAGGCTTACCCATTAGAACCATTTCAAGAACATCGCTTAAGAAGTTTTGAATAAATTCTGGAGTATCGCTGCGCTTGAGGTCCAGGCCCATGGCCTTGATCTTACCAGGTTTGCCATCTACATCTGTACGCTTGCCTTCTTTGTCGTAATACAATACAGCGTAACGTTTCTTAGTAATAAACAGGCTCTTTGAGCCAACAATCTCGCGACCTGCTTTGATAACTTCTCCACGACTTTTTGGACAATGGAAATAGTCCAGCATAAACTGTGGAAAGGTAGTATTAACTTCTTCACCGATTTGATCATAAAGTTGAATTACGTTTTCCCTACTCCACGGAATAGCGCCACTATCGATATCTTTCTGTAGTGTCTTGTATGCACTGAAATAACAACTGTCAGTGTCGCCGTATATAATGGCCTTTCCTCTGTAATCGTAATCGCCAGTTACAATTTCATTAACCTTGCCAGCCATGTGTCGAACAATTTGACGACCAGTTAGGGTAGTTGACTGGCCAATGCGCTTATCAAAAAACCTACAACCGCTGTTAAGAATGGCACCATACAAACTATTAAGGTTAATCTTTTTGACGAGTTGTCGTTTGTCCCAATATTCTTCTTCAACTTTATTTCCTGCTTTGATAGCATCCTTTAATTTGGCCTGCATCTCTTTACGTTCACTGTACCAACGCTTTAACAAGCCTGGAATGATACCTTCTTTTTCATATGTAAAGATAGTGCCATTAGCACTTAACATCCACGGTTGATTGCTTTCGTAAATCAATCTGTATACTTCCGCTGCCGATACTACATCGCTATCACCGTTCTCCCAGTCAATAGTAATGTCTGTTCCAATCTCTTGTGCCATTACTGCTTCGTATTCTAAACTACCAAATACACCTTCCCATGCAGCCGCAAACGATTTACCTTTGGCCATTTGTGCTTCGATATGTTCTTCCGTCATTGTTTGACGCAACTGACCAATAATAGTTTCTGGTCCCATGTTAAGTGCTCTAATAGCACTTGGGTAAAGACTGTTAATATCTAACGAACCTATCCAGTCATGTATGCCTTCTTTAGGATGCGCTACATACGCACCGGCCGCACCTGCGTTATCCTCACGTTCACTCATCTTAGTACGATTAGGAACTTGAAATCCTCTGCGATGGCTTTCGTTAATAATAGCTTGCTCAGTTACTGCTACAGCACCCATTGTAGTTTGTAGCAATACTGTATTTTCATGTGCCAGTGTATTGGCAAGATCCATGAACTTTAATTTCTTATCCAAATCGTCAAGTAGTTTACAGTCGTTAATATTATACTCAACGAATGTTTTAAAGTCATTGTTATACAACTGATCCAGTGTGCCTTCGTATTGTGTTTTACGTTGACCTAGCTCGTATTCTGCAATAGCATCTAGCCTGTATGTATGACGTTCTTCATATGTGTACTTGCGATATAGTTCAAGATAATCCAAGTGTACACGACCAATGTAATCATACGTTACACTATCACGTCCAAACTTTTCATATTCTCTGCGTTTAGGAAATTGATTAAACAAACAAAAACGCCTTGTATCTTCTTTGCTCAATACTTTAGTAACACGATTGGTTGTGTACGGGACGTCGAATCCTTCGCTGTTCCAACCACTTATAACGTCTGCGTCTTGTATTAGATCCAAGAACATGTCTAACAATCCTGCTTCGTTATCAAACAAGTATGTGTTAGGAAAGTCTTTGACCATTTCTTTGGCCGCCTCCATAGTAATTGTCTTTGGAGGTACAGCCATACACACCATTGTTTCCATCCATTGTAGGTAGACAGCAATAGCAGTGATTGGCATAAATGCATCGTCTGGACTAGCATAGCCGCGCTCTGGATCGAAGTCTACCTCAATATCGAAAAATGCTACATTAAGTTTTGGAGCATCTTGATTTAAATAATGTTCGCTCAGTGTTACAAAGATTGGATTAATATCTGACTCAAATACTTCCTTACCACTGTTAATGGCTTGTTCTTTTCTGAGTTCTTTTGTGTTCTTACAGACAATACGTGTTAACGCATCTCCGTAAATTGATTGGAATTTGCCGCGTGGGTCTTTAACATAGAACGTGTGTTTGACAGGGATGTCACGGAACTCACGCTCACCTTTCTTATTACGTTCAACCACTTTAACGATGTCGTTCTCGCGGTCAAACCATGCGTCTACATAGCTCATATTACTCTCCTATGTCATTTGAGGCTGACAAATACCTTTCGTGCGGTTTAATGGCCCGCTGACCTTCTTAACAATATTTATTAGATACGTTTTGTAATATCCAAAATTGCTTCAATTTCTTCCCAATCAGCATTATAATTTTGCCAGTCGCCTTTGTGTGCGATTTTAATAGCTTTGTTAATAACGCTAGGTTTTACTTGTAATTCTTCTGCTACTGCTTTAACAGTTTCTTTTAAGCCTTCTGATAGATCTTCAATTTCACGTAGTACTGTACTACCTTCTGAAATTAAACGCTCGAGTTTTGCCTTTTCTTCTGGACCATATGAACGACCTGACATAAATTATCTCCTATATTGCCTATTATACATTACTTATTTTAAAAACTCAACCTTTAGAGGTGGAAATGGCAGAAATTAATCTGCCATTTATTGATTAACTGCGGGCTATTTTCAACCAGCGAGCCAATTCGTCATCACTTTCTTTAACTTGTCCTTTGTTGTCAATAGTTGTACCTGCTGGAACTTTTGGAACAGTTATAGTTTGACTTGGAGTTGATGTGGTGCCTGCTGGACTTGCAGCTTGGCCTGAAGTTGCAGGTTTAGCACTTGCCACTGATTGAGTAACTTTTTGTATTGCAGCGTTGGCTGGAGCAATGTGGCCTAGCAATCCTTCGTCTTCTGTTGCACCCACACCTTGAATGATCTTTTGCATTTTTGCAATGATTTCTTTTTGTTCCGGAGTCAATTCACTAGGAGCTGTTGGCATTGATCCTTGACCGCTACCACCACTTGCTGGTGTATCGGTGCCAGTTGTTGTGCTACCGCTGCT